AATCTCTCTGACCTTACTGGGCAACTTCATGAACTCAACTTCTGCTAATCTGGCTTGATTTAAAGCATCAGCCAAATCCGTAAATTCACTTACGTCCTGAAACATCATAGCGGTTTCATCCAAATCCGCCATTCCTGCTTGTCCGTATGTCTGCAAAATGTTGCCAATATCTGCTAAGTGAGCATCACTTTGCACTGTCTCTGACGGGTCACTATTGACCGTCCTAAATCTACCCTTGCCTCTGGCATCCTTGTCAGCAACGACTCTTCCTTCTTCCTGCATAATTATCTCCTTACGCCGACAGGCGAAAAAATGGAAGAACCACCAAATATCATCCTGCGGATCCTGTCCGCAAAAGACGCTTTCTGTCCAAACATCGTCTGTTCTACTCTCGCTGTGTTACGCGCTGAAAACATATTCAGCGATCGTAATTGGTTCTCCAATTCCACAGCTTTCTGATTTCTATATGTCAACTGCGTTCTCGCGGCTGACTCTCCTGCCATCGTCTTCGATAGCTTCGCCTCTTCGTAGGCTTTAATCTCTTGCGTGTTCATCAACCGCAACTCGCTTTGCAATCGTCGCGCGTGCTGCGCGCTCGATACTGCTCCAGAAATCACATCACTCTGCTGCGCCATAGCACCTCCAGGCTGCGCAGCTCCACCCTGGCTATAAGCCAATGCGGGATTCAATCCCGCTTTCTTCAAATCTTCAACTCCAGCTTGCCAGCTGGTGTTTCTCATGCGTTCCTGAAACGCTCTATCTTTCTTCGCTTCCTTCGATCTCGAACGGTTCCCAATTATCTCGCCAGCTAAGTTGGCGCCCCCACTTATAAAGGGAATTAATGGGAAACCCATTTAAAATCTTCCAATAAGCGACGGAACCGAATACACAGGTATCGGTCTCGCACACTTATAATCAAACCACAAATCCAACAGGAAATCCGGCTGTGAAACGGTCGTCGTGATTCTACCCATCGGCGTATTATCGTTCACAAATGCCGTATTCAGCGGCGGCACAGCCGAAAAATCCTCCGCCAAATGCCAAAAGCCCAAATTACCAGCAGCATCGGGGTTAAAAGTGCCAACGACCCGAGACTGCTTCATCCTGTACTCTGCCCATCTTTCTTGGTATCCGAAGACGGCATTATCCGTCGCCCCACTATTCGTGACAAAAATCTCCTTATTCAAGATGGCCTGCTCCCCCAAATTCGCTAATGCGGGGATATAAAAATCGTACCTCGTACTCCGGGTCCATAACTTGTCTAAACCCTGGAAGTACGTAATGTCTCCCCGAGCCCTCACCAAACCCATCACGTAGCCATGCTCCGTGAATGACTTCGCCCAACTATGTCCACTTATCACGCCGGTGCCAACGCCCCTCAGCTCTGCTTGATCCTCGGTGGCTGTCGCGCTTGTATTCGCAACTGGCGTAATATTAATGAACGACTTACCGCCACCCAAATATTCGGGGCGCTGCAACCGAAAATCAGGGCTCGTAACACCAAAATGAGCCTTAATCAGCTCTACATATCTGGTGCCACCCCTCGCGTCGCGTTCCAACAATCTCTGGATGGCAACACTTTGCCTCAAGCCATTGATATCCAAATTGGCATAAATCTCAGGGAACGCACTGGACGCTGCAGTAGCTTTCATTCCGATATTACTATCGGAAGTCAGCGGATCCAAAATGACCTGTGCAAACGGGTAGACGGTAGCTCCTGACTTTCCCGTCTCAAAAACCGCTTGACTCGTCAGACCGAAGGTCTGCGTTACTGCTCCAATACCACTGACGGGCGCCTGAAATTCAATCGCCGTTCCTTTCTGTAAATACGGCAAGGCGCTCGTAAAATAGTCATGCTTCTTATTACCTCTGATTATCTTGTAATCAGCCAACGCATCGGGTCCATTCCCCGTATTGACATTCAGATCAGGACTCAAATTCTGATCCTTAAACCACTCGTTATAAATCCGGTTATACATCCGAAACGGCAAGGCGCTTATATCGGTGTTACTCGAGGACGCCAGACCATGCGGCAGACCCAAAAATGCCGCCAATCCATCGAACGTAAAGTTCTCATTATGGTCAACCGTCAAGCCAGTCGCCATGACTGGTATCGTGTAATCCGTATCCTGCGCCCCGGCAGCATCATGCTCGCCATTAAAATACTGCCAATTCGACCACAACAATCTCGTGGGACAAAAAAAGAAAAACGTCTCCAACTCAATGTTGTCCATCACCGGCGCATCCAGAGGACTAAAAATCCTCGCGAAACCGTTCAACTTACAGGTGAACGTATCTCCGGGTAAAACTTCATCCAATAAAATTGGATACAAATAGGACGCGTCAAATGTCATCTTCACACCATGCGACCTATTAAACTGGCTTCTGCCAATCCTCGCCTCCGGGCCTTGATACTGCTTCACAGGGCCGCGCCGAACCTGCACCATATCTTTCACGCTGTGCCTCCTTCAATATCTGACACGAGATCAATCTGTCCACCGTGAACATAACTACTGGCCATGGCAATCTTCCGCGCCGTTAAAGGCGTCAAAACTCCTAATTCTGCGTCGAAACTGCCAATATGAAACAACGCATAATCTTCAGGAAACTTGTGAAACTGATGGCCCTCAGTCTCACAAGCTTCCCTAAATCCCCTTATAGCAAAATCCAGCGTAGGCGCTGGAAAGGGGTCCATAAAAATATCCGCGGCTGCATCATGCGCGGAAAAAAGCTCTGTGTTCATACTCCGGCCCTCCCTGAAAAAAGGTTAATCCGACTTTCTGCTTTCTTCTCACCAGCGTTTAGCTGGTACGTCGTCAATTCCAACACTTCGTCTCTGCGCGCTTGGCGCACATCTTCCATAACAAGCGGATGATGCTGATCCATCCACTTGTCATAATAGCGAGGCGGTTTCGCCTCGTACCCATCCATGACGACAAAATCACGTGGGTACACGTCTCTCCAATGCTCCTCAATCCAGCGTCGCCCGATAGCTGGTCTTAAACTCATTCTAGCAAATTCAGAGGTGAGTATCTCACCGGTCACCGGATTACACCTCTGGCAGTCCTGGGCTCTAACTTTCTTCCTTATATATCCGGCAACGTAACTGGCGCTCGCCATTGTTACCGTCCCACCCTCAACGAGACCCCGTCCCCAAGTATCTCCCAAAGTCTCGGACCGCCATACATCAGGCCGAGTACTATCAAAACCGCTATAACGGTCCAAAAACTCAACACCAAACAACAAAGCATGATAGTGTGGACGCCCCGTTCTCTCTCCGTATTCGCCGCACCCAAAGAAGCTAATTCGTCCTTCCTGCGTCGCCCGCAGATCCTTAACGAATCTCGAAAAATGCTTCGCATATAATCCTCCTCCTCGCGGCAGCTTACGGTCGCTATACGTCAACGTGACAAAAACACTGCTCTGATGCATACGACTCTCGTGCATCATTCTCACTGCCCACTGTCGGCCTTGTTCGGCCCGACAACCGACACAACGTCCACACGGTACAATCTGCTTGTCTATAATTCTCCTATCCGTGTACAAACTCTTCCTCCGAATCGGTACCTCCGTAGGATGGTAACACGGCATTAGAGTCTAATGCCGCCTCGCATGAAATATCCACTCATCCGATTCTTACTGTGCGACTTATTCGCACCTCTCCTAAAAGTCCTCTTAGAACTACGTCTACTCATTCTCTGGCGTCTCATCTGGTCCTCTCTTTATTAAAGAACGCCCGGCCCGTATGGGCCGAACAGCAATACTAATAGGACAAAAACCTTCATAACGAATAGTACACTGAAGGGTCCCGCGTTGTTCCGCCAACCTAAAAATCATCTTAAATGGACGGTCTGAAATCAACGTCAAAATCCCTTTCGGAATATCATCCCCTCAAAACTCCGTGTGCGTGCATCTTGCGCGCGCGCGAAAAACCAGGTAAAATAATATTCACCCTAGAAAGGAAAAACATCATGACCAGTCCCAATCTCGAAAAAATTATCGAACGTCTCGATAAGCAACTCATCAATGCTCAAACTAAAGTAGCGGAAATCCAAGCTCACATCGGAGCTCTTAAACGCGTGTCCTAAAAAAAACCCCCTTGAGGGCCTCCGGGTTCCCTTCTCCGGAGGTCCTCGAGGGGGTCGACAAGCCCTCTGGGCGCGTCAGCGGCACATACATCCCTTGTTGTATATGTGCCAGGTGGCCCTACGGCCACCTAAACCCACCCAAATCCAACTAAACCCTCTCATTATGTGGGGGGTCCCACCGGCGGGTCCTCGGCGGGGGGCGGCACCACAGCCACTGGGGGGACCACGACCTCAACTTCGGCTTCGAGCTCCTCCTTGGG